TCGTGTTCCCAGGCTTGCCCTTAATCCATCTGCATGAAGTTGTAGATCCCTGTTAAACTGATTGTCTTCGTCAGATAGTTCAGTGGCATTAGGAGTTGGTTCAATCTGGTTTTTTTGCCGTGCTGATTCTGCTACTGCCTTGATTTGCGATTCTGCTTCTTCAAGCGTTATTTCTTTAGCATTGTATCTTTGGATAATGCTCTTGGTTCCGTTTTGGAAATCAACTTCTGCTTGACCAAGGCGTGTGCGCTTATCTTTTAATTTTAATTGTTCTTGCTTGCGCTCAACTTCATCTTTTTCTTGAAGCAACCGATTGATAGATTCAGCTTTAGTTGCGTAATCCTGGTCTTTAAAAATAGAATTTAAGTCTGTAGTGATTTCTTCTTTGTGGAGATCGTCTAGCACCCCACGAAATTTAGGATCTTTCATCACATTACCTACGATTGATCCAATCTCCTGCAAAAGCGTTCTGTTCGCTTCATCTGCTTTTTCTGGAGTTGCAGAACTTAATTTCTGTGCTAATCGGTTTTCATTTGCAAATTCCGCTAATGCTAGCCTTGCTTGTCTTTTTGCTAAAACAACTTTTCTGCTTTTCTTTTTACCTCTTTCTTCAAGTGTTTGATGAACGCTCCAGGTTTGCAATCCTCCGTTGCTGTTTATAAAAAGCCCTTGCAGATCGTTTGCTAGCCTTGCGTGATATTCTTCAGGAAGCTCATTGTTGTATTTATTGATTGTTTCTGCCTGAATAGAATTAAGCTTTTCACTTATTTCTGATCGAGAAGTGTCTGGTGTGTATTCTTCTTTATAAAGCAGTCCTGAATCAGAAGCTTTTTGCGCAAATTCTAGTTTTGCTTCTCTTAATGTTTCCTCGTAAGTTCTTTTTTGTTGTTCTTCTGCTTTTGAAAGCTTTTGAAGTATTGTCTGGGTTGTATCGCTGTAACCAGCGTTATCCAAACTAACCTCTACTCTGCGTAGAAAAGACTTTTTACGCGATGGATTGTCTGCTAAATATGCCGTGACTAATTCGCTACCAATCAGAGAATTTCTTTTTTCTTCAATCCTTGTTCTTATTTTAGTTTTAAAACCTTCAGTCGTTATTTTTTGATTACTTATATCTTTGTATAATTCCACGCGCTCATCTTGAGCAAAGCGTTTTATTTGCCCTGCTAACGCATCAATAATGTCTGCTTCTTCCTGCCTGCGCTCGCGCTCCTGCCTTCCCAGATCATCAATATAAGCATCAAACGCCATATCTGCACCTCTGCCTACCACTTGACCTAATTTGTTGATTGCTTGCTCTGGGCCGATCTCATACTGAAGCCATTGCATAACATTTGGGGCAGCAGCACCTTGCGCTTGCTTAGCTGGCGTGATCGTTGGCGCTTTCGCCTGCGCTTGGGCTGGTCTGAATCGAAGTCTAGGCATTATGAGTACATCCAGTTAAACATTGACATTCCCTTAGCCCCTGAGCCTGAAGGATCACCTCCTGCGCCTGTTTTTGTCCTTGAAGAATAATCCATCCACATCATCTGCGAGCCTGTGTTTAAAGCGCCTGTTAAGAGCGTAAGATTACGCGCGCTCCCTATGTTGTCTGCGGATCGGTTCGCCATGCCCCCCAAGTCATAATAATATTCGCGCTCCATTTCGCCTTGTTTGACGATCATTTCTGCACTTCTGCTAGCATTGTTTCGGATGGTTGCTGTCTTGATAGAAAGACTTTGATTCATCTGATCCACTGCAAACTTATTAACGAGCGCCTGCGCCATTGCTACACGCCTTGGTGATCCATAATTGACAACTGCACCACTGCTTCCAGTGGATGAAATAATATCTCTAACTGCGCGCTCGCCTTTATCTCTCTGGGTTGCTATTTGATAGCCACCTTCCCATTCCATGTATTGAGCGTTTTGTTCTGCTGCCTTGAGAACTTCTTCGGCCTGCATGTTTGCAAACTGAAGCTTTCTGTCTCCATACTTTCGATTAAGATCAGCCTGTCTGCGCATAAGCTTTTCAGACTTCATGCTAGACTGATAACCTCCGTAGCCTTCAAGAATCCCTTTGGCTAGCAACGCATAGCCGATGTATTCAATCATTTTTACTCATTAGTTTCATAGTCGATGGCTACATGCAGGATTGAGCTTGGAAAAGGCATGTCCTGCCTTAAATAAATCTCACCAAGAGAATCATAAACTCCTGGCATTGTTAATTCTCTGTCGCCAGTAAACAGAGGAAGCGCAGTTGAAAGCGCATCGCTGGTCAGTCGAAAAGTTTCTATCGTCAATTCATCACTGGAAACACCATACTTCAGTCCCATTGTGTCAAGCAGTTTCACATGAATCCTGTGTATGCGTTTTTTATTTCCAATGCTTGTTTGAGTGCTGGGATCGCCAATTGCTAGCGCAAGCGTTTGAATATCGCTGTCGTAAGAAAAACCAACACGCGCAGTAGTAGAAGCCAAAGAAAGAACAAGCTGCCCAGCAGCAACAGAACTATCAGGTTGAGAAGCGCTGTTCCCTAACACTGAAAGCGTTTCCCCTTCGATGTAGTGCAATCCTGTGAGAGTGCTAGCACTTGAGCCTGAATAATATGCTCCGCAGTCTACAAAATGTGCTGAGCCAGCAGACATGCTGTTATCATAAAATTCTTCCAGATATTCGATATAGCGCTGTTCTATATCTTTTTTATATATTGTGTGCGTTCCGCTTCCTTGGTCTATGTCTATTGCCGTTCCTCCTGATGACGCTGCAACCTTGAAAGTGTTTGTCGTCTTGTCACGGACATAATAAGTCGTTCCTGCCGTAAGGTTTGCAGGCATTGTATCTGCGGTGGTGAACTTGATCTGATCAGTGTCACTCAAGCCATGTCCAGTAATTGTTATTACATTGGTGCTAGCATTGATATCTGTGTGCGGAAACTGTGTCAGGTATTCATCCACATGGCGCTTAACCACCATCCACACTTGATCGTGCCCTGATGATCCCGATCCGCGCGGGATTGAAGAAATGCTATCCACCTTTGCATGGTTCCCATAAGTCGAATCCGTGTGAGTCCCGCCGATGTTATGGATCGCCCAGGAGTTCATGTTCAGATCTACATTGTAGGTGCAAGTTGCTACCTTGCCGTCTGTTCTTAGCACCCAAAGCAGGGATGCAGGCTGATCTTGAAAAACAAGTGCTTTTACGCCAGTTTGCGTAATGTCTTCCGCACGCAAGCTGATATCTTTTGCGCTGTATTGTTCCTGTTCTCGATCAAATATAAGCTCACGCACCTTTCTGCCGTTCTTCTGGACATAAAGTACGTTATTGCCGACTTGGGCGGGCAACGCGCTGTCATGCGCGCTCCAGTTGGAAATCTTCTCAATAGTGAAATTAAAAGGCGTGATCGTTACATCATCACGATTACCAAACATCTGATAAATACCGCCTGATGTTCCCAAAGATAAACGCCTGCCCTCATTGATCCATTCGATCTTGTCAACTGTATCGGATGAAATCATGAGCGAAAACGCATTATCGCTGTATATTTGCTCACCCATGATGCTAGCGCCTGCCGTGTCATAATTTCCTGTATTGACACCAAGCGCTTCACTGGCTGAAAAGTTATCGAAATCGCCTGTTTTACTGAAGTGAACTGTTTGAGGTTCTTCTGTGGTTCCTGCTAGCACCATGCGCTGCTGGTAGATTTGGCATGAGCGCGGGTATCCTGTTGTGTCGGAAAATGAGCCTAGCTGCCACTCGGTTGTGGCATCTTCAAATGCTAAATGTTCGGAGGCAACAGCAGTGATGCTGGTAGTGCTAGCACGCGCTGTAACCTCTACATACCCCCATCTTATCTGCGGAGCAACTTCAGTGTTTAGGCGTATGACCCTTCCGACATCAGTTGTCTGAAATCCTGTGTCGTCATTAATGCCTGTTACCGCACTAGCTGTAATGGTTATTTTTGAATTTTTTGGAACAAACTTTTTATAGAATTTTAATTCCGCATTCACTGTTCCAGTAATATCAATTTCAGTTCCGCCAACACTGGTTGCTAGCTTAAACGTGTTTATTGTTGCTGCTACCACATAATAAACAGTCCCAGCACTAACTCCGCCTATTCCTGAACCACCTTTAAAGAAAACTCGTTGACCATTCACAAGCGGATGGTTGACCATCGTTATTATGTTTGTGGCTACATCTACAGCATCTTTTGAAATCTGACCAACAAGCTGAAAACCATAATCCTTGTAATAGAGTTTGCGCGTTCCTGAGCCTGCATCTGCTAAGGCTTGCGCGCTTCCCCCTTCACTTGCTGAAACCTGAAACTCATCAAGGGTTGCGCTTATTATGTAGTAATCAGTAGCAACACTAAGCCCGCTAGGTAGATCGTTGGTGCTACCATCATCAAACCGAACAACATTATTATCGACAAGTCCATGATTCGGGATTTTAAATTTGTTGTTGCCAGCATCTATATTTGTGTCTGCAAGCTCTGCAATTAAGGGACGATCTGTTTCTGCTGAAATGCTTTGAGCTATTGTTAGCGTAGTATCTTCAGTATTCATTGGAAGATAAGGCCCATCTTTTAAAGTAAGATCAGCAAGTGTCCAACTGGTGTCGCTCACACGCTTTAACTCTGCAAACTCATGGCTCGGATGTGCTATGAAGAGAACATCAGCGGATTGTGTAAAATAAAGATCATCAATCTGACTGACTGTGTAGCTTGTAGCCTTTTCAAGAGGTTTTTTGACTGTGTGCGTGCCTGAACCTGAAGCCGTACTGAGATCAAACGCTGCGCCTATCGTATTATCTGCTAGCGAAAGTGTAATATCATTGGTGCTTTTGGTTTTTATGAAATAGCGCTGATTGGTGAGCAATCCGTTTGGTAGTGATCCACTGGTCGAGAAGTAAATGTCATCGCCTACGCTGAGCGTGCTAGCATCTGCTAGCGTGATTACGTTAGTGCTATTGTTAACACTGGAAATCGTTGTTGCATCCGTTGTAACAATTGCATCTTCTCGATAAAACCTGATATAGCTTGCGCCGAACTCCAGAATATAGCTTTGCCCGCTTCCAAAGTTGAATGGAACCAGACGAACCACACCATTATCTTTTGTGCGTGATGTATAAAAAGTCCCAGGTCGGCGTGAAACCGATCCTTGAGGAAGAGGAATATAATTTTGACAGAGCTTTACGCTGGAACGATACGAAGGAAGATCGACATAACCCTGCATGCGCGGGCTGATCTGCCCATCTGCAAAACTGGTTTGAACGCTTTGAACGCGCGCCATTTAGAGCCTCGCTTCAATAAAAACATCACTCCAGAGTGTGTCAACGTAAGCGCGCTCTGCTGAGTCTACTGAGCGTGCTTCTGCTAGCGCAGATTGATACTTTCCAAAAAGATTATCGCGCAACTCAGGGCGGCCAGTAAGCGACTCAGCAATTTCGGATGCGAGTCGCAAACCTAGCGCCTGAATAATGAGCGAATCAAATTCATTCGGGTCTGTTATCTGCTTGATATATTTGAGCTTTAGACTTGATGCATCGGTGACGATTGAACCATTCTCAATTCGATAAGGTTCGTCCCAATCTTCAACATCTAGCACCCTCAAGCAATCGCTGGGCAGCGGATACGCATAATCAAAACCCCATGTCGGCGTAGTATCCGATTGAGCTAGCTGCGTGCGCGTGACAGCACAAGACCAAGGATGTGAGCGAAGAACCGCATCTCGCACATCGTTGTAACGGAGATTGCAGAGCCTCGCTCGCTCATTGGTATCTGACAAGCTCGATATCTTCTGATCGCCTAGATTGCTCAGGGCGATGTTGCAAATATCAACGACAGATGCCATTTAGTTGCTCAATCAACTGTAAATTCGATTGCACAAGTGATTGTGCTTGCAGCGCCAGCAGCAACACCAAGAAAGCCAAGCCAATACTCACTTAACTTAGTTGCATCAGTATGCCCAGCATCTTCGTAGACCTTTTGCCCCATCACATTAATGGTGCGAGCGCCTGTTCCTCCATGATTTGCTAAATCTTGGGCTGAAAGATAATGGACTACTGCAAGAGTTGCATTCTCAGCATAGATGTTTGCATCTATTGCTGTTGCGCATGCATTATCGGAATAAAGACCAACATCCCAATTGGTTGACCCAGAACTGACATCACAATATGTCCAGATGTGCATAATCCTCCAATCAGGAAGGAGCTTGCAAATCGTATATGTGTCAGCATTTGTTCCAGTGTTTTCAACAGTTGTGACAATAGAGCGCATTCTTGCTCCATACAGTCCAACACTGTTGTAAACCTGTGGTTTTGCTGCTTCGTTAGAAACAAGCGTGCTTTGTATATTTGCCATATAGAGCCTTCTGGGAGGGCAATTCCGTCCACTCCCAATAGAGTTTTAAATTAAGATGGATCGCAAGCAATCTCAACAACACGCTCTTCTTCCAATCTTACCGCTCCAACGGTCATGGAAAAATAAACGTATGTAGAGAAACGCTTGTCAGCACGCTCGGTAATCCGTGCGCGGATGTCATCCCAAATGCAAAGGCCAAGTCCATCACGATGGAAGGCGATTACTTGATGGTCGCTATTACTGTCTGTGGTGATAAGCTCAGACCTGATGAACTGAAAGCCCATAAAGGTATTGATCTCGCCACTGACCAGCGCGCGGACACTGTTATAGTCTGCGCTGGCAGCACTTACACCACCCGCAGCAGAAGCAGAAGCGAAACTGGAATCAGCCAGTAATTTTGCTAACTGCAAAGAATTGGCAACCAGGAACAGATTAGGTCGCCCGCCCATATCGTAATCATCTGCTTCGCCCGCTCCTAAGATTCTGCGTGCTTCCAGAAGTTTACCAACAGACAGACCCACATCACCTGTTGCACCGTCATAGGTATGGAAATCGACTGCAACCTTTTGCGATGAAGGCAATGTTTGCGATCCAGATCCTGTTTTTCCAGTGCTAGCAGTTCCTAGTGCTTCTGTGATTACTTTGCTGTCAATTGCTCTTCCCATTGCATACGCAGCATTGACTGCATAAGGAGAAGTAGGGTCAATCAACATACGAACCTTGTCCGCATCATCAACCATGTCCCCCCAATCATAACTCGTTGGGACAACACGCCTGCGATCATGCGGGGTGTCAATCAGCGGAGAGTCTGCATGTCGAGAGGTAACAACTTGAGCATCTGTGCTACCAATTCTTTCCATGAAAACTTCTTCGCCACGTTTGCCAGTTTCAAGCCGACATGCGTTACGCAAACGCGATCCTTGTTGCTGCACAAGCAGCGACACGTTATCGCTATAATGTTTGGTAAACGCAGTTGTTATTTGCGTGGACATAGAATAACTCCAATGTCAAAGGTTTAAATCCCTTGCACAAATTTGGAGTTATCCCGAACAGCGGGGTTCCGTGGCCTGCTAGCTACCTGGGCGCTCGCGCGTTATCCTCAAGCTTTGCTTGGCAAGCAAGGTGGATGAAATCGTTTTGTTTTATTATAGCATCTTCATGCTAGTGCATATATTCATATAAATCAGACATGCGTTTTACTGCTTCACCATGCTTCGGATGATATGCATCGTTATATTCCTTCATGAATTCAGCATCTGCACGTAATTCAGAAAGTCGTGACTCAGCAGAAACAGGGGTCATCCCACCAAGGTTCTCACCTACACCTGAAAGCAGGGCATTATCTTCAGATAATGATTTCCCTATTCTACTGAAAGTCTTGATTAAACCTGGATGATTCCCAAGACCGCTTTCTTCCAGAAACTTGACAGTCTCAGCATCTCCGTACTGGAGAAACGCGCGCCGTGCTAGCTCCACGTTTTTGCCGTAATCATCTCCAAATTCCTTCTGAAGAGATTGCTGATAGTTGACTTGTTCCTTTTCATAGTTATCGCGCATGCTCTCGGAATGCTGCTTATTCTGGTCGGAAATATAACCTAGAAGATCGCGCGCTTGGTCTTTGTTAAGGCCAATCTTGTGAGATGCTTCGCGGAAGTGGTCTGGCACTTCACCATCGAACTCGTAACCCCCTGGATCTTCAGGTCGCCCAAGTCGATTGTATATTTCGTCCTTGTCTGCTTCGCCGTTGACACGCACCAATTCTTCTCCAGGTGCGCCCAGCTTGCGAACAGCATGAACGTATGATTTTGCAAGCTTCTCAACACTGTCAAAGTTCCTCAGGCTCGGCTCGCTTGCAAGCTCGCCTGGAAGACTGTCAGGATTGAATGCTAGGTTTGATGCAGCACCTTGGGGTTCACCTCCACCACCTAAAATGGTGCTAGGTTCCTGTGGTACTTCAGTATTCGTTGTCGTACTCGTTGCTTCTTCGCTCATAGGATTCTCGCTCCATGCGTTCCAGTTCTGAAGTGCTAATATTAAGATAGCTTAGAAGATCAGCAATTACTGACCGCCTGCCATCGTTGTAATGTGTATAGTATGGATCGCCAGGGACTATACACGGCGAGAAGATGAAGTTACGCACGCACAAATCTTCCAGCACACGTTTACCATCTTCTGTTTCAAAAACTCTTTCAAAAAGCGCTTTACGCTCCTTCTCCTGCCGCTTTAGCATCTGCTAGTTGTGCTTGTGACCGATTACGCTCAGCCATCGAAATAAGGTTATTTGCCTGAGCAACTGCCATCTGTTCCTGAAGCTGTTGCTGGCGTGCCATTTGTTCTGCTTCAGCTTCCATCTCTTCCTGCATCTCCTGATCTGTCTTAAACACACTTGGAGGAACACGAAGGATCTCTGCTGCTAGCGTTGCAACCCGACCAATATCAAGCCTTCGCAGGATATTCGGGTCAATCTGTGCCATTGGTGTCAAGAATTGCATCAGCGTGTTTATGGATGTCAACTCGCCTGTGCGCATCGAGATTCCAACTGGATTGGTGTATTCAATATTGAAGTTTGCTTCAATGAGGGCTTCTGGAGGTTCTGGCATCATGCCGTTTTTAATCATGATGTTCAGCGTGCGCTCCACAAGCGGCCCAAGAAATTCTACTTCCTGCCTTGCTACAATCGGCCCTAGAATCGAAAGCCGATCCCGCTGGCGCTGATTGACTTCGGTCGCACTGAATCTGAGAACATCACCATCAGGTGCAACAGGCCCAGGCAATTCCAGCATGTCTAAATAAAAGGCTTTATTGATCGAATCTTTGACCATTGCCATTTTATTCTCGTTGAGATCAGGTCGCCCGCGCGTTTCCAGTGGAATGATTCTGTCATTTGGCGAAAGTCCTGCACGGAAGAAGTTTAATCCTCCAGGCGTTGTTCGTATCGGAGACAAGAACCCATCATCAGGAACCATCAGCGGAGGATCAGTCATCTTGGCGAGCGCCTTCAGCCCTAACTCCTCCATTTTATTACACATTTTGACATCTGCGAGTGCCTCGATTCCTGGCCCGCGCCCATATATTTCTTGACTGTTTCTTTCCCATCTACTGCAAACGTATGGAAAGGACTCATAACCTGAAACATTGACAACATGCTTTTCATCATAAGGGCATATATACACGCTCATGTAAGGCATATTATCTGCGCCTGCTTGTCCGTATGCGCGCTCCTTACGCGGTTTTACAACATGAACACAATCATATTTCGTGTACTGCTTTCCTTCTGTGAACGCTTTGCGCACGCTCTCTGCAACTGCTTCCATTCCAAACTCTTCAACAAGCTGCTTTGCAGTCATCTTAACCTTGCGGAAGACTGTATCAACGCGCCCCAGATAGTTCACTTGAAGAAAACATTCTGCTAGATGAAAAGTTCTAAACATCGGCCCAACTCCAGGCTGGTCATGAACCAACATCACACCAGATCCGAATGCACCAAGATCACTGTAGTATTCGTGTGCGGCAGGATGAAAGTTTGCTTCTGGTTTGTTGAACATCTCGGCAGCGCGCCGTTGTGCTTCTTCAAGCCACAATTGCACTTGCCTGTCCTGCATCAGTTCACGTTCCACGGAAAGCCGAAACCAAGGCATGCTAGCATTGGTGAGCGTGTTGTGAATGCCGCTTGCAAACCGCGTAAGCGCACGCACACCTGTTCCTTCAAATATCTTGGAACGGCGCTTCTCACCTGGAGAGTAATTTGAAATAAAATCAGCGCGCCTTGGAATCATGTACTCGGCAACTTGCTGCCAGTAACTTTCCCAATTATGACGATCTGATTCTAGCTCCTGAAACTCCTGAACTAGCTCCGTGACAAAATCACGCTCAGTTTGTTCAGTAGCCACCTAAACCTCTTGACTCGCCTGAACCATATCCTGATCCGCCTGTGAGATTTGTTTCTGCACGCCCATATCTTCCTGCTAGCATTCTCCGAATTGCATCTAAACGTGCGCGCTCTTCTTCTGCGGTGTTAGAACTTCCACCAGTTTCATCACCAGTTGTTCCATCATTGCCAGAAGATGAAGAAGGAATGTAATTGCTATCATCACTATCTGATGGCCCACCCTGAGTCATTCGTGTCCATTCTGCACCCCATTGATCCCATGTCCGTTGGGGATATTGCACTGCTTGGCCTATGCCTTTTCCTGTTTCAGAAATATTAGTAGCTAACCTGTGAAAACCTTCGCCTTCAGTAGCAAAAGCAGGCATCAGTATTTTATTAATAGCAATATCACCAGCAACCGACATGATGTTTTTATCATTTGGCATTGGAGGAGGTCCAGGCAATTGCCCTGCGGATGGTAATGTGGTTTTAATACGATCTCTCCAATTACCACCACCCCAAGTATCTTGGAAACCGCTTTTATCCCATTGGTCTTGCAATCCCAATTGACCGCTGGCCCAATTCATAAAACTTTGAAACATAATTTCTC